CTCAAAGAAACCACTGTGGCATTGGGTGGAACGGATCAGACTTACATTCAGTTTGTCCAAATGCTGAACGAGTACAACCAATTAAGCATACCAAGTCGCCTCTTGCCGGGCTGCTTGGTGTTTTTCAAATACAAACCTATTAGCGAATCTTTTATTTCTCGTAATACATATTATGATTCGTTTCCTCTCGTCCTGATCACCGATGTGTATCGCGGCGGATTTGAGGGGGTGAATCTACATTTCATTGCTCCTCAATACAGAAAAGCCTTGTTTGATGCGGTGATGCGTGGATTGCCCACCATCAAGGCAAATGAGGAGTGGAGAACGCGACTGCGAGTGGATTATGATCGGTTGGAAGCACGGAGAATCTTCAAGTACTACAAGCCGTGCTATCGAAGGTATCTGTGGAAAGGCATGAAACGCAGACCAGCACTCGTACCTTTTCAGTTGTGGGAAGACATGGTGAACGGAAATTCATATAAGTTTGTAGGGGCAAAGCCCGTAACCGTATACCGAGACAGCCGAAACGCAGTAATCCGTGGGGGAGGATAAATGGCACTAGTACCGTCAAACATCAACGAAATGATAGAATCAATCAGGCGGTCTGGCGTTGCGTACAGCAATCGCTACGAACTGATGTTTGGTATTCCAAGCGTATTTCCAACAGGCAATCCAGCGGAACTAAAGAACCTGACAGTTCGTTGTGATTCGGTTACTGTTCCCGGTCGTGGATTTTCAACCACACCGTATCGCTTTTACGGTCCTGCTCGTAATATGCCGTATGAACCCATCTACAGCGGAGAGATAAACATATCCATGATCCTGTCTGCGGATTTGCGTGAACGCAAGTTTTTTGAAGACTGGATGAATTTTGTGTGCAGCCGCGACAACTTCAAGTTTGGCTACTACGACGATTACATTACCGATTTAGAGATAACCGTATTCAGCAAAGACGAAATACCCACCCACAGGTTCTTTGTGGAAGAAGTGTATCCCAAGTCTATTGGCGACTTGCAGATGGGATACGACAAGGATAACGACTATCTGCGTCAGGATGTAACCTTATCGTTCCGTAAGTACACGCCAGAATATATTGGTATGCCTCCCTCCAAACCAACTCCAAACGGTGGTGCTGCTTCCTTCCTGAGTCCAGGCATGAGTAAAATATTCAACATGGGCAAAAACGCAGGAGGCGATCCGCAGCAGTGGAAGTCGCCAACAAATACTCCAAGTTAAACGCCTAAATAGAAATTGATTATATTGATTAAAGGAATACCATGATGCAACTGAATCTCGTTAATGCTTCACTACCACAATACAACATGAGCCTGCCTGTATCGGGCATCACCACAAAATTCAGACCATTTGTAGTCAAGGAGGAGAAAATCCTCCTGATGGGTCTACAGTCAAAAAGCATTAATCAAATAAATGATGCCATGCGGAACATCATTCTTGCCTGCACCAACAATGTGGTGGACACACGAAAATTGTGTGCTGCGGATGCAGAGTACGCATTTCTACAAATTCGATCCAAATCAGTGGGAGAAGAAGTCAAGCCACAAGTGGTTTGCACCACTTGCTCCAAAGAAACCGTGATCAAGATTAAACTGGATGAAATCACCATTAAGCCCACAACAAAACCGGTGGTTGATAGCAATATAAAAATAACAGATACCCTTGCTATCGTGATGCGATATCCATCCATTCACGACATTGACTACAACAAAACAGAAGTAGAGATTGCTTTTGACCTAGCCAAGCGGTGCATCGAATCCGTGATTATTGATGAACAGGTCTACCAAGTAAAAGACATCAATCCACAGGAACTCACCGATTTTGTTGACAACATGATGCCTGAGCAGTTTGCAAAAATCATGGATTTCATTCAGAGCGTTCCTGAACTTTCCTATGAATTCCAATATCAATGCCCCCAATGCTCGGAAACAGTAAAGGTGCAACTAAAAAGTGTATCTGATTTTTTTCGGTAGCCCTCTGTCATAATGACTTGGGGGCATATTACCAAATGAACTTCAATCTCATGCAGCATCACGGGTACTCTCTCGCTGAATTGGAAGGAATGTTACCTTGGGAGCGAGAGGTATACATACAAATGCTTATTTCTCATCTTAAAAAAGAACAAGAAAAAGCAACCAACAGAAAACCACTGTGACCCCTTTACCATGACAATGAGGCAGAATCATGGCAAAGAAAATCGTCAGCGATAAACAGATGAGGCAGATGATGGCTTCCCGCCAAGAGCGGGTGGGTGGTCGCTTTGGTGGTTTAAAGCCTGAGTTCAAGACTCCTCCTGTTGCTGCCGCTAAAGATGTGGCGGTATCAGATGCAGCCGTAGCAGAGAGAATTAATTTTCTACAGGCTATCCTCAACGAACGAAAAGCAATGGGGATTGAGACTTCTGAACTAGAAGAGTATGTGGTTGGAACTGCTCAAAAGCAGGGTATGCGTTCTGTTGTTGAAACATTCATATCAGAAAACCGTGAGCAGTTTAATCAAGACGATCCAGCAGGAGCGGCTGCGTATGAATTGATGAAGGAAGCGGTTGTGCTTTCCGAATCATCAATGAAAGCATCCTTTGATGACGCTAAAAAGATATACGCTCAACTACAGTTCATACGAAAGGTAGCAGCAAACGCAAAAGGCAAGAATTCCGCTATTGCTAAACAGATGGAAGGCATCATTGCGCCTGTTGAAGCACAACTAAAGAAGCGAACATCTTTTGCTGCGTTTATAAAAGATAAAGCAGAATCATTCAAGAAGACACTCCCTGAACGCTTGGCTGCAAAAGTGCCGGTCGTTGGTGGTCTACTAAGCGGATTCTTGAGAGATAAACGCGAAGCACAAGAAAGCATTGAACTGTTGTCTGGTCGCATACAAGAGCAAGTCTCCCGTGGTGGTCAAAGAGGAACAGACCTAGACATTAGTGATGTACGACAGCCCCGTAGAGGTGGCGGAACCGGAATGATGGGCGGGACTCGTGCATCAGATATTCCAGGGCTTGATGTTGGTGGTGCAGGAAAAGGCATACCGTCAACACTTGGTGCCATCTATAAAGAAGTCACCAAAATCCGCAGCATCATTGAAAGCAAATTTGCTCCTGTAGAAAGTGATGCCACAGAACTAAAAGCCCGCGAAGCAGAACTAGAAGGCAAGACCGGCGGTAAGGTTTCCGAAAAAGCAATCAAAATGGTAACAGGGGAAAAGGGTGGTGGCGGATTCCTGTCTTCACTACTGTCAAATCTGCTTGGTTCAGGTCTTGGTACGCTGCTTGCAAACGGACTTCTGGCTCTTGGTCCAATGATCATAGGAGCGATTGCAGCAATCGGTCCTGCACTCATGGCAGCAATTGCAGGGCTTGGAACGGCTATTGCAGCCATTGGCAGCACACTGCTAACCGTTGCCATTCCTGCTCTAGTGGCTACTGTGGGAGCAGCCATTGGCGGTGGTTTGGCGTGGCTTATCAACTCAGGTATTGATGCCATCTTTGGCACAAATCTAGCAGAACTGATGTTTGACAAAGACACCTACACATTCGGTGATGTTGCCCGAGAAAATAAAATAGCAGAACAAGGCAAGGCTGCTGATGCGCGGATAGAGGCTCAACGAAACACTCCCGAATACACAGCAGCCATGTCTCAGGATCCTCGAATGCTTCCGAAACTCATTTCGGAAAAAAGAATCACCGGATCTGAGGGTTTGGACATACTGTCTTCGTTTGAATCCAAAAACGGAAGAGGCGAAGACACGGACGCAATTCGTGCAAGAATACTAGAAATAGATCCAAAGGCAGTAGGATCAAATATTGGATCTTTTGCCGCTGTGAATGCAGCACAGTCCGCAACTGCTGCTGCAACGATTCCTTCGGTGTCATCGGCTGCAACATCGTCTACGGGATCAGATCAATCCACATCAGTGGGTGTTATATCATCGTCTTCGCCAAACACCACAGCAGGTAAAATGTTGAATCAGTATTCAGCGGAACAAGCAGCACTCAGCAATGCACAATCTGCGGGGACAGCGAGCGTTGGTGGAACCGTGAACAACTCGTCCATGAACAGCAATGTCAGCAATGTGGTGAACAACTTTAATGACGATCTGCGTATTCGTAACAATGAACCCACGCAGAAGCAGATGCAGACATTCTCACTTGTACCGTAAAAGAAAAGAGGCACCCCGAAGGGTGCCCCTTTGCTGCGAAACCGAAGGCACAGTATTTAGTCTTCGCTTGCCAACTTCTCAAAGTAAGACAAAGCAGATTCGGTGTCGTCATCATCCGTGCTGACGGCTTCCTTCACTGGCTTCTTGGTTGGCTGCGGAGCAGCCTTCTTCACAGCAGGAACATCATCCTCGTCATCAAACGCAGCCTTTTCTGCACCGCCCTTGGCAAACGATTCTGATGCCGAAGCGCGAATGTTTCCGCCAAGCACCATTTCAAGACGAGCCTTGAGTTCATCGTAAGACTTGAAGTTCTTTGGATCAGTGAATTCCTTCAGGGAATACTGAGTCTTCCACAACTTCTCAAGAGCAGCGTCATCACCACCAAGCAGTGCAGACGGTGCAGCAAACTCGCTGCGGTCGTAGTTGGTGTAGCCTTCAACCTGACGAATCTTCAACTTGAAGGTGGCACCGTTCCAAAAGTCAAACGGGTTCATGGGCTTCTCGTCTTGGAACTGCGGATTCATGGCTTCCTGAATCTTCTCGAAAATCTTCTTGCCGTAGCGGAACAGGAACACCTTGCCCTCGTTCTGTGGGTTCTTGGGGTCGCTCACAACATAAATGTTGCTGATGTACGACAACTTACGCTTGCGATCACGCGCAATCTTCTTGTCGTCATCCGATCCGCTAGCCCACAACTGAGAATTCATTTCCGATACCGGATCCTTTAGACCAATGGTCGTAAGGGAATTCTCGATGTACCAACCACCCGGACCACGGAAGCCGTGATTCCAAATACGCGCCCACGGCAAATCTTCACTATCGGGTGAAGGCAGAAAGCGAATCTCTGCGTAGCCGTTGCCAGTCTTATCGGTTTCCGCTCTCCACATACGGTCGTCCTTGTAGGACTCAGACTTCTTTGCCATCTTGTCCATTTCGGTGGCAAGCGTCTGATATGCGTTCTTGGAAGCGGACTTTAGGTCTTTGAATCCCATGCGTGTCTCCTTGTACTAATTGTACGATGTGTAGTGTTGTGTGTGATAAAGAAATCAGTCAGGACTATGTATGGATAGTACCATACGGTGGGCACAAGTCAAGATCAAACAGGCAGTTTTGTCTTTTTCGGAAGCAGATTTAGTTCCTGCCCTTCAGCCTTGATTTTTTCAATGATAGGCTTGCTGAGAAACTTTGCGCCCACTTGTGGCTCAATTCCGTATTTTTCACATACGGCAATCACAGCATCAATATACGAAACCGTATACTGTTTTGCGTGGTTTTCAACTTCGCGGGGGAATCGTATGTTGTTGATGTCCATATCAGCCTTACTTTGAGAAATATACATAGGTGAGGTATCCTTATTTAGTCTTTTGATAGACAAGACCATCAGCGGAGAAGCCAATGGCAGCGACTAGCGACAATTACAGCATTGTTACCGAAGGTGTCAGTTATACCATAGCCAGCGATTTTGTCAAGCCCTCTGGTGCCGGAGAAACTGCACATCATCAGATTGTCAAGGTTGCCTACGGTGCCGACGATACCGTAAACTATGTTTCAAATAACGCGCCGCTGCCGGTGGGGTTGTGTGGATCATGGACTCGTTACGATTATTTGGGTGGTGGAGGCTACTTCAGCCTTGCCACTTCACTTGTGGGAATAGGCGTAACCCTTGCAATTGCAGGTATTGCCAACGCAGAAGCCGTGGGCATCACCGTTGGAACGCTGACCGTATCCGCAACCGATTTGGATATTCGCAACCTGTACGGTGGCGACAGCAGCGGCAGCACAAGCGGAGCGGACTATGTGGGTGTTCAGGGTATTGCGGGTGGATATCCTATCGGTATCACCGTAAGCACAGCCCTGCCAGTAACGGTTTCGTCCTTCTCCGATCTTGGTGTATTTGGTGTAAGCGGAGCCACAGCCGTTGGTGTGACTTTCAGTACAGTGTCTATTCGTGGATTGACCGCTGCAAGCGATACCATCACCGTGTACGGCGGCGGAACTGCTTCCACCGTGTCTACAGGACTATTTGGATTCACGGGAACAGACGTTGCGCCCATCTACGCAGAATCCAATGCACTGAATGTAAACATTAAATCATCGGCTGGCATCACGGTGTCTGCTGCGGATCTTGATATTCGCAACCTAGACTACACTCTCGACACTGTTACCATTGTTGGTCAAGGTGCAACAGACAATCAATCCAAGGCTACAGTTCCTACCTACATGAACTCTGCTGTTGGTGCAGCGGGAACACTCACCCAAGTGGGTGGCGTAACAGGTGCAGGTTGGTGCGCGGCAGCAATGAATGTGTTCATGGTGAACAGCGGCATCACCTTCACGGTGAGCGCAAGTGCCACATTCTCGTCCATCGTGGGCGTAACAGCAGCATACAGCGCATCACTGCCTGTTCAGGGATCCAATGAGGCTGCATACGGTGTGTGGGTCACGGGCAGCACCAATGGCGATCCCGTCACAGTACAAGGCTACAGCGGCGGATATCTGCCTGTAGAAGTCAAGGACTTTACCGCGCAGACAGCCACAATCAACACAGGAATCAGTGATCTAAAAACCAACACCGACTTCCTGATTGCTGCCAAACAAGCACTGTACGATTCAAGTGTGAGTGTGGGAGCGTTTGACGCACCACAGTCACTAAGCCTACACACCCTTGTCAAGAATGCAGTAAACACCCAACTGCAAAGTCTTGCAAGCACAGTAGCCAATGGTGCAGTAACAGTAGCCATCGACTCGTATCCAACACAGCCATCATTCATGGCTCGTACCAATACTGTTGGTTACAGCGCACAAAACCTGAAAGCATACAACTCAAACGCAGGGTTTACCTGTGCAACAGGTGTTCGTATCAAGGTTTCGCGTATTGCAACAGGGACAAACGCATCACAAAACGAATTCATGTGTGTTGGTTCAGTGGATGACGCATCAAATTACGGATCCACTGCTGGAATATATTCGTATGTAATGTCCCACGGCGATGAAATGTTCTTTGAAGTAAACAACATCGACAAGATCAATGTGTTCTATCCACCGTATTCGGCTGGATTTGCACCACACAACACAGGAACCGGTATCACATTCTCATTCTACGCTTCGTAATAGGGCATTCATGCTTAATTCAAGCCAACGAAATACCTATTACCATTCACGGCTTCTTCACGACATTACCCCAACCGTGAGAGCCAGTGTATACGGCACAGACGGGAATAGCGATACCTACATCACAAATAAAATTTCAGTAGTCACTGCTCCTGCATTTGAACGAATATCTTCTAAATTTATCGAACTGAACGATGTAGAAGAACTAGCAGTTTCAGCGGAAGGACAAATTGCTGCTTTGGTGCAAACACCGGGCGACAACGGAAACCTTCTGTATCGCAGCCGTAAATACTTAAAAGTGGGTGGTTCGGAACTTGATGAATTCCGAAGTATTATTCTTCTGAATCCACGATCATATTTGACTAATGCAGTGTCAACCATTACAGGTTACACCGCAGGTAGCCCGTACACCATTGTGAACGGCACACTAACGCTCACGCTGCTGTCAGGAACGGCAGGAACTGCCCTACAAGCGGTTCTGCTGCCTCTTGATACGCCCATAGACTACTCTGTGTCGTGGAACAAACCGTCTGAAGCGGCAGCAACAGGTTGGACGGCTGCTGGTGGCGACACAGAACCTGCAACAGAAGGCATAATCTGCACCGGATCGTGGAGCGGATCACGAGTTTCGTTTGACATCACTCCATTTTTGAATATTTGGGACTCACGCGGCAGTTCTTTGCTTGCCGTAATGATAAAAACCACAGAAAACACTTCAGAAATTCTGCAATTCCACTCTTGGGAAAATGAAAACGCTCCAATCGGCGGCGGAAACCTGCTGAACTGCAAATTTTTGGCGGGTGGCGACAGTAATTCGGTGTCAACCGAAGGAATTCGTGTACTTGTCACAGTTGGAGACACCACAACGGTGACTTTAGCCGATGAAAGCCCCACAGCAGTACAGCAGTGGAACTCTTTTGGTGCTGCAACAAGCACAGGAACCACTTTTTCACTGTTTTCTCCCGATACAGAACAGGGTGTTGCGCTTGGAACGGTGATTTGCACCCTGACCGACCGCGTTAGCAGTGCTGTGGGTTCGCCGCTTGTGGTGTCGGGCATATCTCTTCCTGCGGACATCACCGAATACTACACAACAGCCGAATTCAGCAGCACATCGCTCATCCCAACAGGCACAAGCATCATAGAACTCACCACGCCATCAGCGCAAACCGTGTCTGATGTAGCCGCGTTGATCGCAGACCAAACACTTTTGGTGAATTACATTGCGGGGACAGCGACCAACAACGCGCACTCGTTCACCGTGAAGTTCACAGCAAACGAAACACTAAAACAAGATCGCGTTAGAATCTACACCAACGAGAACACCGTGTCTGAAAACAGAATTGGTCTGAACACTGAACTCCAAAGAGTGGCGAACCGACCAATTCTTACTACAGATATTCTGTTGTCTTAATTGTTTAGGCTTCTACTGCCTCCCGCTTTCGCGGAAGATCTTTAGCCTTTACAGTCTTTGCCCGATTCAACCCATCGGCAAAGCCGTATGTTTTACCGTCTGCGTATCCCCTAGCGTATCCGTGTGCGTGAATTTTTAGGGTAGCCGCAGTGAAGGCGGCTACAGCCCCAATTCCGTAAAGAGTGAATGATAGTGTTTCCATACCCTATGTTCATTTGTGCTGTGCTTGAACGATTTGTTAACAATGGGAGCGGAGGGATTCGAACCCCCGAAGGCGATGCCAACAGATTTACAGTCTGTCCTCGTTGTCCACTTGAGTACACTCCCGACAATACAGTGATCCTGACGGGATTCGAACCCGTGTTCTCGCCGTGAAAGGGCGGTATCCTAGCCAACTAGACGACAGGACCAAAAAAAACGGCGGCTTTTGAATGGAGCCGCCAAACCATTTCAGACGAGTGCAGTGTGCCACGGTACTCTGATACACCGTGTGAAGAATCCCAATTGCTCTTCACGCTCCAAGCATTCCTCTCCTGCCAACCCAACTAGTGTCGTATGGGTGTATGCGTATGTACTTCTGGACTTTAACGGAGTATTTCTTGGCTTTTCCTGCTGTTCCGATGCTTATCAAGCGACCGTGATCTGTGGTAGCAGGAGGGATGGGCGCAATTACCAATATAAGTGATTTAAATTAATCATGTGATTCCTTACCAAGCATTAGGGGTGACGAAACCACTCTGCGGATACGGAGGGCTTCCGCCAAATTGGGCAGCAGGAGCAACGCCGTTGTATCCAAATCCGTAACCATTGTATCCGTACTCACGCACATGAACCGACTGTTCAGCCGTGCCCGTGAAGTTCGGATTGTAGTTGTAACCCTTACTCTTGTTTTCGTAAACTTCCGTGGAACCATTGGTGTGATGCACGGTGCGAGTAATGTTAGTTTCCGTGGCGCAGCCAACAGCGGACAGGGAAACAGCGGTGAGAACGATTGCAGCGAAACGCATTTCAAAATCTCCTAGAGTGCTTGTGTATGAAATCAAATCACCAAACGATTGCGGCTTGCGGGCAGTACGCGGCAGGAGCGATCACCTGTGGAGCGTAGCACGGATTACCGTAGGTACCAGTAAAGGGGGAGTACGGAACCACGACAGGGGTAATTCCACCACCGTAGTACGGAATCACCACAGGACCGTAGCAGCCGCCACCACCGTAGCCGTAGCCGCCGTAGCCGCCGTATCCACCACCGTAGTAACCACCACCGTAGCCGCCACCGTAGTAGCCGCCATTAGTGTTGGAGTAACCACCCACGCCAACGCCCCAACGAAAATCGTTGTTGGTAATGGTGCGAGTTCTGCTGATGGTGTTTCCGTCAGCACCTGTCTCGCTGAACTTGTCCTTGTACTTGCCGTAGGAACCACCGATTCCGATGTTCATACCGCTACCGCTGTTCGTCCACTGTGCAGACGCTGCGGTATTAATTGCGAAAGAAACCAAGACCACTGATCCGAGAGTATTAAAGTTCATTACGAACTCCTTTCACGCACTATTGTAACAGAACCATTCACCTTGTCAATACACGATCACGATGATCGTTTATTTGATTTGGATGCACCCCGTGTGCGATCCACAGCATCACGCCGAATTTTTTCAACAGCATTTCGTAGCAATGAATTTTTCAATGCTTTTTGACTATTTGAATTTTTAGGCATTATGCCCTCCAACTTATTTAGGCATTTGCGTCAGACAAATCCTCGTAGATTGTGATCCACTTGGGGTCTTCATCGCGCCGTAGATACGCAGCCTTTGCAAAATTCCATTCTTCACGCTCTTGGATGCGGTATCCCTTGCGGTGTTTCTTAGAGAACTTCTTGGCAGAGGCTTCATCATCAAAGTACTCGTAATTGCCTTGATCGTCCATGCCGCCCCAAACGCCACTAGAAGTCTTCCAGATGTCACCTGGACGGTGGCGTTGGGCAACCTTGGCTTCTGCTTCCTTGCCCTGCGCGGTCTGCTTGGCGGTGTCGGGCTGTACATTAAACACAAACTTCTTTTCGGCGTGTGCGCCCTTTTTGAGTTGCGAGAAGAAGTCTACAACCTTGTGCTTGGCAAGTTCAAGATTGTTCTGCCCCTCGCCCTTCTTGAAGCGCATCAGCACCTTGCCTACACCTGCTTCGTCATTGGTGCCAATGTAGTAGAAGTCCTGATCGTTCTTGTACATCACGGAGTGCTGACCGAATTGGCGACCCAAATCAATGATTTGCTTCTTTGTGATATTGGGAACCAAAATGCTTAATTCTTCATTGAAGCCTTCGTCGCCCTTGTATCCGCCGCGCAGTTCAATGTAGCCGTGACCCATTGCACGAATTGCCTTCTTGAGTTCATCGTGCTTGGCTAGATTCTCCTTGTCGGAGTTTGCACCACGGAACGCGCTCACAATACCAAAGTCCTTCTTGTCGTCTTCCACATATTGGAACACGCGGGACAGTTTGGATTCAACCAAGGATACTTCCGTGATCGTCTTGTTGTTCAGCGATTCGCACAAGTCTTGAGCATTAAGATATTGGGTGAACTTTTTCATACAGTTTCTCCTTGGATGTTCCCATATTTATAGGAGTTAGTCCTTCCCCGTGCAGCATTACGCCTTCGTTGGTGGTGTACCAAATCTCTTCAAAACAGCCCACACACCACGGCATACACCGCGGACACGGACGCGCCATTCGCATCTGCCCAAACCGATTAAATCGAATATTAAACAGGATCATGCCTTTGGGCTTGCGATGCAGTTTCAAAAATGCATCAAGTTCGGAGTGCATTTCTCCAAACAGGTATCCGTGCTGCACTGCCATTGGATGGGTCTTGATGATGTTTGTGCCAATGGATTCAATGCGCCCCTTGTACAGCACAATACTAATGTGCTTTTTTGGACGGGGAATGTCCAAACACAGGGGATACGCAATACCAAGCAAACGCTGAATCTGTTTTGCGTTCATATCAAAAACGGCTTACGGGATGTTTCACCCGTAAGCCGCGAGTAGGGGTCACTTCATCTTGCCGCACGGCACCGGAGAGCGGCACTCATCAACAGTCTCGTCAAGACGGTCAATGGCAGTCCACAGAGCGCGAACACGCTCCTCGGAATCGCGCTCAACGGTTTCGTGAATGCTATCAATGCGCTGATTGATCTGATTGGAGTTTGTCCAATGCGAATCATTCACATCATTGATGTGTTCAGCAAGGGCTTCAATGGTCGCCTTCTGCTTGCCGATCACATAAAATGCGCCAGTCACACAGAAGAAACTATAGAAGCCAAGGAAAGCAACCACCGCGTTGGTGTCGCTTGCCTTACCAGTGAAACCCAAAAGAGCCGCACCACCAAAGCCAACCATTGAAATGGCGGCATACGAAACAAACACAGAAGTCTTGTTGTTCATGTTCTTTCCTTTTTAAAATGAGTCACACAACTTACCCAAAGGGGTGGCTACGCCAATCGGTCGCAGCCACCCCAAGGGCATCAGTTCCATCGGGAACTTGTATTACGCAGACACAGACACCGAAGCGTCAGCCATGCCGCTGCCAAGACGCTTGCTCCAACGGGAGAGCAGAATGGCAACACCCTGCTCGGTGCAGCCGAAGGTGTAGGTGCGGCTGTCGTTCTCTTCCGAACGAGCGTTCTTCAGGGCAATGTTCGTGCCGCTGATGCGCTTGGCAAAGCGGTCGAACTTGCCGTCCGTGCTGTTGTCATAGAGGTCAACGGTCACGGCAACGGTGTAATTCTTACGGTTCTTCATAGCAAAATCTCCAATACGAGCCTCTGAAAATTTACGCTTCGGATGTCGGCTCCAACCATCCTTCCGCGTTTCGATGTCTTAATTGTAGCAGGTCTACAGTGTATGTCAACCCCTACGGAGCATTTTCTATTATTTGATTGTGATCACCAACGAAAATATTGAGCAGCCACAGCCACACACAAAGCAACCACACCAACTACAACAGAAAACACTACTCCAAAAATTAGCGGATGTGAAAATGAAAAATCCGTAATCACTGTAATTGGGTCGTGCTTCTTCCAATACACCTTGGCATCATCCAACTTGAAATTAATCCATTCCCAAGCGGAATCAATAAAATTCTTGTTGACTTTAGTATATTCCACGGGGGGTGAAAAAATATACGAATGCGTGTACGGGCGAACCTCTTCCGCAGGAGGGGTAACTGTCTGCGTTTCGCCAAGGAACTCTTCGGCGGTTCCTTCGCGCCAAACAGTATTGATAGCGGGTTCGGTGGTCACGACAACCTTGGGCTTCTGTGTGCGGGGCTTGCGAGGCTTGGGCGCATCGGTGTTGCCAAGACGCTCGTTGCGTTCATCAAGGGTGGCGCGAGTTGTGCGTTTGCTGACGGGCTTCTTTGTGATCTTCTTCTTTGCCATTTGTGTTTCCTTTGTATCGTGCCTTGGGCGGGGGTCGAACCCGCGACTTAGAGATTAAAAGTCTCTTACTCTACCAACTGAGTTACCAAGGCGATGTGTCAGTCAATACCGTCCCATAGTGTGGGAGTCTTGGACAACTCCATGATCTTCTGCTTGTGAAGCATTTCACCAAGCACTAGATGGAGTCGATCAATCAGATCTTCCACCTCGTCAATACTATATGTATCCACCTGTTCGGCAGTGTCCACGCCCTTGATGTGCAGGGCAGGTTCATCGGGGTAGTGTGGATTAATTGTCATAAAGAAATCCATGTCGGTCTTTAGTTCTCGCTTGCTCATGTGTGTTTCTCCTAATGCGGATTGGGAGAATCGAACTCCCGTGACGGGTTTGGAAAACCCGCGTAATAGCCTCTATACGAAACCCGCTTATCGTGATCGTTCACTAATGCGTCTGGCGCGGCGCAGGTTTTCCGAATCGCTGCTGTCAACCATGACTAGTTCAGGAGCGGTCTTGTGCGACCAATCCATGAATCCAACAAAGGTAGTGCTGCGCGAACACTTCACACAGGTAGTGGTGTGGGGCAGAGCCTCTAGACGCGCAGGGGGAATCACTGCATTACAGGTGTCGCAGGTACGGGGCATTATCGTGTCTCCATAACGAAAAGGCTACTCTTCACTACACGACACTGCTGACGGAATTCACCGTCTAGCCGCGCCTTGCGCTCCTTGTGGGTACGCTTGTTGAAACCGAACGGCTTGCACTGCTGCTGCCGTCCTCGGGCTACTGCTGCGCCCTGCCGCTCGGCTTCAAGATCAATGGGGTCTAGGATTCGCTTTGCCATGCACACAGTATAGCGTGTGCAGCGGGAGTGTCAATAGGCAGATCAAATTAAAATAGACCGTAGACCGAAACACCTGTGGCACACGAAGCACCCGATACTTTAATTGGAAATATTGTAGATGAACTTGCACCTGCAATCATTCGCATTGAAAAAGTAGAGCCTGTTGCACCCCACGGAAACAAGTCAACATTGGACGGAGTGCCGTTGGTGTTGCTGAACATGACACCCTTCACTTTATTGGTGAGGGTGGATGCGTATGCACCTGTGGTAATTGTTGTAATCTTATGGTAAATGTCCATTAGGTTCTCCGTGTATTATTTAGTAAAGTCCGTAGATTGAAATTTCTGGAGTTGCTACACCGCTATTGTTCGTACTAATCGTGAACGGAGCAATATCAAATAATTGAGATGAATTTGCGGGAACAATAAACGGAACAGACACAATATTGTAATGATCAGGACTTGCCGCACCCACGGTTGTAGTACTGGATCCAATACCAGTAATAAATTTATTCCAATTAGTAGATGTGGGTAAATACGAACCAGGCACAGTACCTTCAATTAATTGCGCTCCCCAAAACACTATTTGTGCTGCGGGTGGAGATCCGCTACCAGATCCAAATGCAATATTTTCAAAAGCACTACCTGATCCTTCGTTTGACACAAATGTCCACGACACACGAACGGGAATTTCCGACAGTTGAAAATCTGGAGAAAAAACACTGCCATTAAGTGATTGGCTGAAATACGAAATTCTCATAGTGGGTGAGGTGGTGTATGCACCGCCTCCAGAATCACCACAAGCCCAAACCGATGCTGTATAGATTACGCCTTTTGGTAAAAAACTTGTAGACGGGAATGGTTGATACACACCAGAACTTGCGCTCTGATTTTCGGTTCTTGTTATCACACCATTAGTACTTCCATCAGGCATCAGAATACGAGAATACCGAGCCTGACCTACTATTCCAGTAGTACCACCAGGATTCGTAGTACCAAAGTTAGACCACCCCCGACCAGTTGTTGCACCCGCATAGATGTTTTCACTAAAGAAGAAAAAATTCTCAGCAGTGGCGCGTGGGCTGTCGTACAGATACGCATTAAAAGGAATACGAGAAGCGGTTCTGTTGGTAGCAAGAATTGCTCGCGCTTCTGTTTTACTGTTAATGGTACGAGCGTGATACCAGTTTTTATCTGCTCCTGATGCAAAACAATAGCCTCGTCCAACTCCATCAATAAAGTCAAACGCATACGCTTTGGAATAAATGTCTCGGTACAGGTCTGCCATTCACTTTCCTCCAGTCCTCTATGTAGACCAATAGAAAAGGGAGCCTTGCGGCTCCCCTTTCAGCCCGTTCAGATGCGGGAGGGCTAGTCCCCACGGCTTCAAGCCGCCATTGCTAGTTTGTTAGCAATTATTGTTGCAGCAGTTTTTTTAACGAGGATCCACTACACGCCTCGGGCATCTCCTGCTTCAGTACTCCGCACCAGTCGATTCCGTATCGACCCCGTATTTTTTGCCCCCGCTGCAAACGGAGGGCTTGACTGCGGGAAGAGGCGGGTGATGCAGTCACTCCGCATTCGCGCATCTTTGTAATGGAGTCGGGGGGAGTCGAACCCCCGTGCTGTATGCGTTTTCGTCCACGATCAACAATGCCGTAAGTATTTAGGCTGGCTCTAGCATTTCGTCTTCGCGGTACTGCCCTCTCCACGCAGCAAGGGGAATAAACAGGTGCCCCACCTGATTGTCCCACACCCACCATCCACCGCTGACTTCCGCGCAGTACAGCAGCATCTGCCCCTCTGTGGTGTCTTGACGCAACGCCAAGTTCCACAGGTAATGCTCTAGTCCAATCATCCACCCTGAGCCGTAGTACTCTTCGCTCAGGTCGCGCATGATGCGTAGCAAAATTTGTTTATGGATTTCGCGGTCGCTTATTCGCCCGTAGGCGCGGTTTCCGCTTGGTGGCTTTTCTTTCAGGCTTGGCTTTTCCGAAAACAGCCTCCCAACCAGCGTCCCAAGCCACGCGATCAACCTTCCGATACGAGTCACCTTTTCCTGCGCCATGAGTGCCTTCCATTTCTAAACCTCTTTTACTGTTGCTTGTCGTCTTTCTTTAGCAACCGCTTCCACGAGTTCAGGCTACGGTACGCGGATCGAAATAGAGCAAGGGTGAGAGGGGTGTATCCGATACGCCCCCTTTGATCTCGTCTGTATTTTTCAAGCCGCGGCAAGTCTCCGCATAAATCATCAAAGGCTTTCGCCAATTCCCGAAGGGCTTGCAGTTCTTCAGCATCTCGGTCACGCATCGCACACCTCCTGTACTACGGATACGGTGAGACAAGCGCAGTGCCCCTTACGCTTGCGGCTTGGCAGAGAAGCCAAACGGTTGTGGTGTGGGGACAGCGACAGCAGGGCGATCAAGATTCGCCACCGCATCCGCTACGATGCGATTAATCTGATCGTTAAAGGTTCGGTTGTTCGCGTGAGCCGCCTTGGCAATCTTCAGGAACGCAGCGTCCCCAATGTTCATGTCAAGGGTAATGCTTGTGGTCTTCTTGGGTGTACTCATGGTTAATCTCCAATCTTCTTGCCGTTGAGAGCAAGCAGCGCAATCTCACGCCCACATGGGGAAACCCACAGTTCATACGGGTCAACACCCCAATCCATCACTGCTCTCTTCACGAGTTTATTTAGGTCACCGTCCCGATCAATGATTTCTGAAATAGCAAAATCCTGAATTTCGTAATTAGGAGTTGCGATTCCAAACATCCACAGTCCGTTGCCTTCGTAATCAATGAAAGCCATCTGATCGTTTTGCGTGGGGTTGCCGCCGTTGAATTCACTGTCGAAATTGGTGTTGTTGTGGTGCATGGTAGTTTTTTTGAAATAGGCGGTTCAGGTGTCGATCCTGAATGAACCTGGTATAAGCAGGTCTGCGAAGCCGTCCGCCCACCGCCCAGTGGTTTAGTTCTTGAGAACAGAGATGAACAGCGTGAGCGTGAGCAGCACAGACGCAATGGCAGTGGCGCACAGCATCACGGTGACAAGAATGCTCTCAATGTCATCACGGGTGTAGCACGGCACAGGAGCAGTCTTCTTGGCGGTCTTGCTCTTCTTGGTGGTCTTTTCAATCTGAATCTTCATAGGGTTTCCTCAGTAACAGTGATTCGGTTCTTTTGATTGGAGACATGACCACTCGGAGTCTTCACAAAATAGTTGCTCCGTTGCCGATCATCGTCATGCCCCAAACGGTAGTTAATTGAGGAGACTCCACGGCTCTGGAGTTCCTGAAAGAGTTGAGGGGACTGAAGTGTTGCCACCACCATCTCGGAAACGGTGAGGGCATCTGCTTCACTCAAAGGCAGAGGTATGTCAATGTGTAGCCGATACGCGGTCATGCCTGACTCCTTTACGGTACTTAGTATAGCATGACGGGGAGGGAATGCAATCCCTCCCATCGGTATTCTGTTATTTGATTTGGGGTGTCCCTCTGGTACTCAGTGGTACTCTGTTGTTATTCTAAAGAGTACATCTCTTCACACCGGACACAGATACTTATACGAGTGAAAAAATAGACCCAATATAAAAGTCTATACTTCACTCCGAAACACTATTTGGATAGTTTGTGTTTGTCTACGGCTGTCACGCTCTTGCGTAGCGCGTCCATGACTTGAGCCAATTCGCGCCACCCCACCTGATCAAGAAGGTATTCTTCATACGAGTGGACGGCTAGTGCTGCTGCGTTGAGCAGTTCCTCGTTGAGTTCCTTCTCGGTTTTCTTCATGGCTATCTCCTGCGTTTAAAGAAATGTAGAAGTCGCGTAAACCAATTTCGGTTTGCCTTTTCTTCTGCTGCCTTCCGCTTCATCTCTGCCGCCTCTTCCATGATTTCGTATGTCAAAATGTTTTGAATCTGCTGTGGCAACACCATTGGTGTTGCGTCTGAAAACTTGGTTTTTGCAAACTGTAGCAATTCGTAAATCTTTTTAGACTCTGCAAGTTTGCGCCACTCTTCCCCGCCGTCCACGGATTCGTATATTCCGTAGATGCCGTCTTCGCCGTCAATGCGAACCAAATCAATACCGATGATTTTTTCACTGTCAAGCATGACGAACCTCCAAAAGTATCTATGAAAAAAGCCGCCCCCAACGGGGCGGCTTCTTGTTTCCGTGAACGGTCTGTGCTGTCAGGCAAACATCTTGCGGATCTGCTGGTAGCCGTAGTATGCCATCACGGACACTCCCATGACAATGGCTACGGCTTTGATGTACTTCCAAAAGTTATTCATGGCTTTCTCCTTTCTGTGTTTCAGTTGATGACTTCTGCTGTGACGGGAACGGGCTTTGACCGCTTCCCATACTTCTTGTAGATGGTGTAGGCAAGGTAGGCAATCGCCGCCAAGACACCCATCTTCAACAGGGACGAGAACCATCCGCTGCTGTGCTTCTCATTGGGCTTACTACTATCCGCTTCCTCGGTGTGTGCGTGGTTCTTCTTGCAAGCACATCCCGAAAAGTAGAGACTGCTGTAGTGACGCAACTCGGATTCAAGATGACGAATCTTGTTGTCCTTGCTCAAGAGTTTCCACTTGGTGTCATGCAAGTGAATCACGTAGAGCAAGAACACCACGACGAATCCGACTGTGGAAAGCCCAAGCAAGATGTTGAGAGTGTGTGGGGTCACTTGCCGTCCTCCTGTTCAAAACAATCCCAACCATGCTTATTTGCGAATGTGGTTCCATCGCCGTATGCATCAACCAAAACACACAATCGCCGCCTCGCCTCGTCGCGCTCCTTGATTAGCCGCTCAATCACTTCTGCAATTTCATCGGCACAGTTGATGCTATGAGACAGTCTCTTAATCCTTGCGATGGCATCGTGTTCGTTCACTTGATTTACTCCTTTGGAGGCACGGGATTCTCACGCTGTGCGGGAGTCAGGGTGTTGTAGTAGAGATCCTTGTAGAAGGTGGTCTGCTCCAAAAGAGCAGCCATCCGTCCCACAAGAGAGTTGGGATCATAGCCACGGGTAAGATCAAGCACATCGTTGACCTGTTGAGTCAGGTTGCGGAACTTGCTTGCCTTCTGTGCAGGCTTCTCAATGGCTGCACAGGCTTCATCCCGTTCCTGCTTCAGCCGATTCACCTGTGCCTCTAACTCACGGATTCGATTGACCACATAGGAATCAATCGGTGAGGTGTGCGTGGTGTTGCAAAACTCATCTGCTGCGATCTTGTTGTGATTAGTCATTGTTGTTCTCCTTGTTGGTGTATAGTTTACCGTGTAGTTACGAGTTGTCAAACATTATCCGTCAAAGTGCGTGGCATATTCCTCCTTTTTGATTTTTGATTTGGCATCACGCCGCGCTTTGCGGGGACAGCGATCCTTCTTGCCCCATGTCTTCGGGCGCAAGCGTTGCCCCTCGCGGAACGCATCGTGTACGAACTTTCCTGCTCTGATGTTCATGGTGTTAGGCATTGGTGTCCTCCTTGACAATCGTGGCGGCGGCATTCAGGAAATCCAACTCTGCCTTCACAGCAGAGTTCAACTCGGCAGAAGTGTAGATGGCATCAATCCAATCATCTCGCTGCCCGATGTTCATTCCTGCATCGGTGGTAATCTTTGCCCAACGAACGGCATCAACGGTGACATGGTTGCTGAATGAGATGTTGGGGATGGACGGCTCGTTCCCCTGACCGAAGATGTCTCCATCGTTGGTTCCGATGCTGTTCTGCGTGTGAGAGAAGGTGTTGGTGTTGGGATCGTAATTAAAGGTTGCAATCACATTCGCCGTGATCGTCCAGTTCCAAAACTTGATGCCCGTGACGGTGATGGTCTTGTCAATGTTCATGTTCTTCCTGTCGTTGGTGGTGGTGATGGTGGTGTTGTTGGTGATGAAGGTGGTCATGTTAGTCTCCTCGCAGGTGTCGCAGGTGTCGTAGTCGGTGTCGTAAACGATTTCTCCGCAGCAGCGGCACGGGTTCGTGTTGTCATCAGGCACAGGCGCGTCCTGTCCCGTCACGATGCCGTAGCAACGGCGGCACAGGGTCGCGCTCTCGCCCTCGTTCGCGGACGCAATGTCGCAGGGCAGGGACTCCACCACGCAACGCGCCTTCGGGTAGACGCGACAGCCGCAGTCATCGCAATATTCGTGATTGCACATTTGAGTCATTCTCCTTTATTAGACAAGAGTCCAACCGTCACCAAGGAGCGCGTTCCATGTGGTGCGCGCTTCGTCCTTCGTGTAAGTACCGTCCACATAGGACTGATCTTCGGAATCAAGAGCGATGCGACCGTCTGGCATCGTGTTCATCGTGATGACCAATCCGTTCTTCCTGAAAGTCCACACTTGCGGCACGAACGGTGCGGCAACACTCTGCACCGCAACGCCTCCATCAAAGTCTTCCTTGAAGAAGTACACTGCGGTGGCAAGCGGGGTCTTGCCCTTGAGCGAACCGTGGAACGAGTGCAACCACTGCCGCTTCATTGCTTCGTCAAAGCGGGGCTGCGTGAGGTTGGTGGCATTGTAGTACCACCGCTTGTCCTCGCTACTCCACAGCGCACCCATCTGCTTGGCAACATCCTTGTCTACAAACGGCACGGCAAGGAACACGCGGAACGGATACGC